CCTTTCCCATGGCATCATATTTTCAAGTTCGGTTAAACTATATTTATGATGTTGCATCAATGCAAAATTAGTTTTATAGTAATTATATAAACTTTCATGAGAAAGGACTATGCTAAAAAACTGTCTATGCCTTCAATTAGCACCTCACTCTTAACTTTTGTTTTAGGATTTTCTAACTCAACCATATGCCTTAATTTTGGCATTGTTTCAAAAAAGTCTGTGACCTTTTGAAATTGATCTACAGTAAATCCTTCAATAAATTCTTCAATATCTTTATCAGTAATATCTATCCTATGATGTATAGTTTCATTATGATGAACTTCATGAATACAATTCTTCAAAATATCAAACACATCAGAACTTGAACCTTTAAATGTTTTTGCGTTTTCAAGTGTTGGATACTTCATTATCATTTTTATATTATCAGTTATTTCAATAACATTTGTATGTCCGTCTTCAACTTGAACTTCAATATCATCTAAATTTACAACAGTTTCAGCATATGTTTCTTTGTCATCTGGGCAAAGCAATTTTAATTTAACTGATTCTCCCACAGACTTTCCTCTAATCCTAACAAATACATATTCTACATCAAATATGGGTGAATTGTGTACATCCATTTGATTAAAAGTACATGATGAAATTATATTACTCATTGCATTATATAATTCATCTTCATCTTTACTTTCTTCCGCCATCATCAAAATCTTTTGTTCCTTAACTAGAAATGGTCTATACTTAATAGTTTCTCCAGTTGATGGTACTTCAAGATTGTAGACAGGCGTGTCTAACTTTGGTAGTGCCATAATTTACATCCTCTAAAATTATAAAATTACAATCTACTCAACACCTTTGGTATAGCGTTTCGTATCTTTCTTTCTACTGTATTTCCAATCAAGTCAAAAACACCTTCTAAAATTCTGTTTGGTATCTGACTTTGTCCCTCAAGTGGTTCCCAGTAACGATATGAAAAGGTAATTGGTAATTTTGATACAGTATTTCCTGTTTCCATATCAAGTCCCATTTCACCAATTATCTTCGGAAATGCTTCGATTAGTTTGATACCATATTTTCTTCTGTTTTGTTCATCTAATTGATAAATCTCAACTGAACCAACATAGTCATCATAATAACCAACACTCCAACTAGCAGGATTAAATGTCAATCCCTGCCATGCTTCAAAATACTTTTTCTCTTTCATATCACTTCTCAACATAGTAAAGTTTGCCTGTAAGTCACCAAACTCTATACCATTCACAATCTCTCTAGTTGGACCATAGATGTTTGTGTCTTGTGATACTTGTAATGTCTTTGCTGGAAATGAGATAGAAGTGCATTTAATCGCAACACTTCTAAGTGTTCCGTCTTTAACTAAGTCGCCCAACAATGTAGCACTTAGATTATCATAAGAAGATGGGTTTCTTACTTGAGCACCACTTGTTGGTGGATATACAACCACTTCAAAACGATTAGGTCTAGCAACACCATTCTCATCATGAACTAAACCAAGTAGTTCGTTGATAAGACCAAACGCAAAACCTTCTAATTCTCTACCTACTCTTGCCATTAAATCATACTCCTAGAATCAGCATAAACTTTTCTATCTGATGCCTTCTTAAATTGCTGAACTGGCAATAATGCTGCAACCAAAAACTCATCAGCAGTTATCCTTCTAAAGTCAGACCTAAGATTATTTGTTAAATATCTTTTTAATGTAGGTTTGACTAAGTTTATGTTCTTTAAATTTCTGTAATCAACTCTAAGTCTTGTTGTTTCATTTATTTCATTCTCACCAGCATAGTCCATCATTTTGTCTAATAACTTTACTCTCAATGGTATTGATAGGTAATGAAAGTTTAATCCTAAAAATCCATTGTTATATTCTTCTATTGGTAATACCAAAGGAAATGTATCATAATATGGTAACTTTCCTTTAGTTTTTGGATCATAGAAAAACATATTAAGAACTCCAGGAGTTGGTTTTTTTGTTCTTTTTCCCTCACGAACTAACTGTGCGGATGAAGGTAATGTAAATTCTCTAATCTTTTTACGATACCATTCAACAGAACGAGGTTTACCACCTGCCTGATCGTATACACTCTTAATAAAGTTTTTATTTGCCATACTGTTATTTATACTGTGGTTTTAGATGATCTTCGGTTAATATCTTAAATTCGATGCCTCTGTCTTTACAAAACTCAGTAGCATATTTCCATTTTGCCTGATTGACGCTATATGTCTCTACTGCATTTATCCATTGTTTTGTTTTTCTCTTTTGAGGTTTTGGTGGGGAACACTGATGTTTTGGTTTTACTTCAATAATATATTTTACCTTTTTACCATTTTTATCTTTAACTTTGACAAAGAAGTCAGGAAAGTAACGATGAACTCTATTATCTACAGGGGAGAGATATGGAATGAAGAACTCTTCAGATCCCCACTCTAATATAGAAGGATTGCTATCACAATACTTCATAAACTTTAATTCCCATGAACTACGATATACTATATTGGTCGCATCACCTTGATATTTGCTCAAGTTTCTTGGTTTATATTTGCCTTTATATGTCATAATGTATTATAAATACTTGTAAATGTACACAAGGTTATTTATATGGCAGTTGACATAGGCAAATCCGTAATATCATCGGCAACAAATAAAGTATTCAGAAAACTTTCTAATACTGCTGGTTCAGCAATTAGAAGCATCCCTGATATGTTACAAAACTCAAGTGATGCTGGTCAAGTAAGGGTAGAACTTGGACCATTCTCTACAGGTAACTATCAATTTCCACTAGATGTTGAGAGTGGCGTTGAAGTTGGTAATCATGGTCATTATATAATGTTCTATATTAACGAACAAGAAAATGCTAAGTTGAGTATGAGCGAACCAGAGGATAGAGAAGGTAAAGCAACAACATCTGTAATTGAACAAAGACAAAAACTGAATATAGAAAAGGCAAAGCAAAAACTGATAAATAGTTATTCAAATACAGCAGTAATTCCTGAGTTTGAAGGTCAACCAGCCACAACAATTCAATATAATGAAAATATATTCATTGATGAAAATAACTACGATAAAAAAATAAAAGAACTAAGAAGATCTTCTAAGTTAATTAAAAACGCAGATGGCAGGGAACTAGAATATGGTGCAATGCAAAATAGAAAAGAATATGCAACTGCTTCTGTTGTAAGAGCACCAACAAGAAGATTAAAAACTGCTATTGCTATGTATATGCCACCTAATATACAAACGACCTATGGTGCTCAATACACGGACACTGAGATAGGAACTTTCACCGAAACTGCTTTTGATATGTATGATGCTTTTGTTGCATCCAGATATGAGGATATGGCGCAATCATTTGTACAAGGACTTGAAGGTGCTGAACAATTATTATTAAAAGGATTGTTAGGTGCTGCAGGTGCTCTTCCAGGACTTGGTGGTTTAGCAGAGATGGAAGCATTTAGAGAAGGTCGTATATTCTCTAATCGTATGGAACTTGCATTTAAAGGTGTAGACAAAAGACAATTTCAGTATACATTTAAAATGATACCAAAGAGTCAAAGAGAAGCAGAAGAAATTAGAAAAATTGTAACTGCATTTAAGTTTAACATGTTGCCAGAATTTAAAGGTGGCAGTAATATGGGTAGACAATTAACAGTTCCTAATACATTTGATATTGAATACATGTACAATGGAGAACATAACAGTTACATACATAAAATCTCAACTTGTTTCTTAGAAAACATGTCTGTTACCTATGGTGGAGACAGATACACAACACATGCTTATGATGGTAAAAGTGGTGCGCCACCAACAGAAACTACTATGACTCTAAACTTTAAAGAAATAGAAACAATGACAAGAGAAAGAATCTTCGAGGGATATTAAGATGTATTTTGACGATAACTTTCCAGTAATCCCATATGATGTTTTGGGTAACAACAACTTTAAGAGTATGACAAATCTTCTAAGAAGAGTTGCCATTAGAAGTAAGGTCAAAGCAAATACATTATTCTACGACACATATGATGTTAAGAATGGTGAGACGCCAGAGTCTATTGCTCACAAGTTATATGGTGATGCAGAATTACATTGGATTGTATTAATGACAAATGATATTGTTGATGTGTATCATCAATGGCCAATGTCAGAAGCACAATTTACAGCATATGTCAATGATAAGTATGAAAACATCAATGGTATTCATCACTACGAAATATCTCAACAGTCTGGTGACACAACTAAGAAAATTCGTGTCGGTCAAACAAATGAAGACTTTCCTTCAGCAACTCCTATCACAAACTATGAGTATGAAGTAAGAGAACAAGATGAAAAGAGAAAGATTCGTTTGCTGGATCCATCTTATGTCTCACAAGTAGAAAATGAATTCAAACGATTAATGAAAGAAACTAATTTCTAATTATGTCTGAAAAAATACAGTATGCAGGTGAAGTCAATTTTGATACACTGGAGATATTAACTTCTGGTGGTCTTAAACTCGATGTGCTTGATATAACAGTTTCTGTAGATATCTTTGAAGATATATTCAAAAATACTATAACAGGAAGTATCATTCTCGGTGATACTGAAAACATCCTCACAAACTTCAAGATAGTTGGTCAAGAACTTCTTAGACTTAAATTCAGATCTCCTGGATTAACAGAAAAACAAGATATACTAGATTTTACTGATAATCCTCTTTTCATATACAAGATTAATATGAGAAAGTCTGTAACATCTGGTGGTCAGATGTATGAGTTATTGTTTACATCACAAGAGTCGTTAAGAAATCAAACAGTCAGAGTTTCTAAGAGTTATAAAGATAGTATAGACAATATTGTCTATGATTTAATGTACAATAAAAACATTATAGCAACAAACAAAAATGTTTATGTAGATGCAACACTTGGTTCAAGAAAAATAGTCGCACCAAATGTTCATCCATACTCATTAATCGATAAACTTAAAAGAGAATCTATATCAAAAGCAGATGGTTCTACTGAATTTTTATTCTTTGAAAATAAAGATGGATTCTATTTCACAAGTTTGTCTGGACTATACTCAATGCCAATAAAAGCAATATTTAATGATGGGGATAAGGCATTAGATGAAAATTTATCTAGCACTAAGGATAGAGTTGACAACACAGTTATACAATCATTTAGAAGAATTATAAATTATGATATTGTTTCAAATAAAGACTTTTCTATGAATTTAATTGGTGGTATGATGGGTGGAGAACTTACAACACACAATATATACAATAAGAGTTATGAAACAACAAATTACTCTTATTTTGATAATTTTTATGACCATCCTAGAATAGAGGGAACTGGTTC